CCAGCTGTAACTGCATCAACATTTGCAGATCCATAAGAGCTTTGTCTTTTAATAGTAATGTTAGTCGGTGTTATAGAAGCATCTGTTCCATCAGCTGATACTGTATATTCAGCAGCAGTAGTTCCTATAACTAAAGTTCTTTGCGCTTTTAAATATCTAATAACATTAACTTGATTAGCAGCGATAGTATAAACCATTGCATCATCAGCGTTAGTTCCTGAAGTCATGTTTTCATAATCTCCAGCTTTAGAAAAAAATACTGTTTGTGGTTCAGATATAGTTCCAGCAAAAACTAATCTTTGTTCATAAAAACTTATGCAACTAGGATGACCAGTCGTATCTGAAAATGCACCCAAACTAAAAGCAGCTGTAGCATTGGTATTAGCAAAAGCAGTTGTAATTGTACAAACGACAACTGTTGTACTGGTCCTTGAAGTAATTTTTGCTTTACCAGAATTGAAACTTATTATTCTTCCAACATCGGTAGCTAAAAATCCAGATCCACCATTTATTCCAGTTACTGCAGAAGCTGTTATATTTACTCCAGATCCAGTTGCAGATTGAGCTGGTGTTAGTGTTGTCGTTGTTGAATTTGTTGCAAGATATGGTCCATCAGTAAAATCAACTTGAGCTAATGTCCATGAAGTATGACCAGTTCTACTGAGCTTCATTACCTCATGATTAGGATGACAGATATACATAACGTCAGCAGATTGAGCGAATTTAATATCGAATAACTCTGCAGTTAAATACGGAGTTGATATTTCATAAGCAGATCCACCAGATAAGATCTGACCTTTATCTTTAAAAAATCTAATATAATTATTTCCAAATTCTAAAATATAAGTTTGAGTAGTTGAGAACTCAAAAGGAATTAATCTAGTTTTAGCAGAAGCAGTTTTAACTGAAGCAATAAATTGAGTACCTACTCTTCTTGTAGCAGCTCCTTGAGGATGAACTAAAAAGTTCTCCATAGTTTTTGCAGCAGATTGATATTTATCAAAATCTGTTCGACCAGTAAGCTTATTACCAAACTCTCCTGAAACAAAAGATGTTAATGCTAAAGTTGTTCGAGCCATTATAACCTTGCGTCAGTAAATTCGTTACTCTCAATAGTTCCTAAACTGTTTTCGGTTGCATCAATAAATCTTGCTTCTCTTAATCTTTCATCGGCTCTAGCCATATAATTATTTGCTAGTGTTGCATTATTTGTAATTGCATAACAAAGATCAGCAGCAAGTTGATGAGAAATACTTTCTTGTAAATAACTATCGTAATTATTTGGATCTGCATCTAAGGCAACATAGATTAAATAAATAGTTCCTTCATCAGTTACAATATTTCTACCTTCTAATTTATAATCAATAGCAGAAGCAATACTGTCTGTAGTTCCATTATGAACTTTTAATACTCTTAAACAATCTGACGGAAGAGCATAAGCATTAGAATATTCTATAACTGGAGCTGTACTGTTTTGAGCTAATTGAACTCTTTTATGTAAACAGTTCCAAGCATGAGATCTAAATACTCTGTTCCTAACGCTATCATATCTTTGATTGCATAATCTTGCATTCTTACTGTCATCAGTTAATGCTGAAATTGTTGATGCTCCTAATAAGTTAAGAGCTGAATTACACATATCTACTACACTTGCCATTACGTTTTTTCTCCTTGTTCCTCACATGAAAATCTGATCGCTAATTTTTCATCTTCGAAATCTTCTTGATAAAGTTCGTTTAATAAAAAATGTGATTGTTTATATCCTTGATTTATACAAGTGGACCATTCATCAAATCCTCCAGTAATTCTTTCGTCATTACATTTAGGAGTTTCTGCTGCATAGCTGCATACATATAAAATTAAAAGATACTTCACTTTAACATTTCCATCTTCGTCTTGATTGTCTAATTCTTGAATTAGGATTATTTTTAGTTTTTGCAGAAGATCTTTTCAGTTGTCCTAAAGATCTTGCGCAATATGATTTTCTTCTTTTTGCAGCAGCCGATCCTTTTTTAACTTTACCAGTTACTGCGGTTTTTAATTTTGATCCTGGATTAGCTTTTCTATAAGCTTTAACTCCAGCTTTTGTCATTCCAGCACCTTTCTTAGTAGGTCTGTAATTTCTTTTATTCCTTGAAATAGGCTTTGATTTTCTTGCCATAATCTTATCGCCTGGCGGAGTATTTCATCCGCCAAACAAAATGTATTAACTACTCAACTGTGTACATAACCCAACAATGAATAGAGCCAGAAATAGTAGCTCCTCCAGTTGTGATTACAATATCAGTTGATGCAGTTGTTCTGTATCCCAGACCAGTCATTGCTGTATTAGCAGCTGTAGAGCCACCTAACATTGACTGAGTTTGACCAGCAGCATTCCATGTTCCAACTGCAGCTAAATATCTGTCATCGTCTGAAGCATCGCCAACTTTTAAAGTTGAAGAGCCACCTAAAGCATCACACTTTAGAACAACATCCATTATAGTAGCGTTGGCTGGTATTCTGCCAATCGTTATATCTGATCCACTTGCTAATGATGAAGCTTCATAGTTATCGTAAGATACTCTGATTTTTCCACCGTTAGTTTCGCTATCCGTCTTAACAATCGGAGTAGCATCTAAGTTGGTAATATTTACCGCTTTAACACTTGCCATGATATATATCTCCTATTGATTAAGCTTCGTGAGCTTGGATTGAAACAACTTTACTTTCTTCCATTCTAGTAGCACCGATAGACATACAAACATAAACTTGAGTTGAGTATCCTTTATCAGATCTCTCATCAATTCTAGTCATAACGTCTTTACCTAATGCAAGCTTTATGCCATCGCCAGCGAAGGCAACACATAATCTTTTAGATGAAGCGATTGCAAGTCTAGTAGATGTAATGAATTTAAAACCCATAAAAGTATCAACTTCGCCATTTACTAAAGCTTTAACCGTATTAAAGTCGCTTGATGTTACAGATGTAGTTCCTAATAAATCAGAAACTTGTCTTGGTCCAACTACCAAAAATCTTGGCAGACTTGGATCTACACTTGCTAAATCGAACTTTTCTTTTGCAGTTCTAAGTTTAGCAATAGTTAAACCATCTGTTCCACTTTCTGTAATTGCTTGTCCAGCACCTAACGCAGTAGATGTACTACCAGTTGCGCCAGTAAAAGCATTTCCAGTTGCAGCAGCAATAATCTCGTCATCCATAGAACGACCAAGAGCGAAAGCTGCAGCGTTTGCATAAGCACTTGTTGGATCGATAAGAGTTCTTACCTTATCTTGCTGATCTATTAAATCCGCATATTCATAATCCACCAAGCTTACACGTCTTTTTGCGTGGGGTGTGTCTAGTTGAGGCGTATCAGAATGTCGGCTAACTCTTTTTTGAGCAGTAGCAGAACCAACTTGTTCAAAGAACGCATTGTTTCCAACAACAGTTTCAACATCAACAGAACCTCTTAGCAAAGAGCCTTTTTGTTGCGATAACATTTGAACATTGTTTGAATACTGTTCAACGAACGCAGTTGTAATTTGATTTGACATTTTTCAAATCTCCTTAGTTATGTTGGTTAATGTTAATCGATTTGATTGCCTCCAAAACTGGAGATCTCTTCTGTAAATTTTAAGACTTCACTTTGTCTTTTTTCGAAGCGGTCTTTTCAGATTGTCGCTTAGAATTTTGTTTTGTAACCCAATTATAATAGGTTTCAGCTTTATCTAATGGATCTGTAATTCTTGCTATTTCAGGAGCAAATTCTACAGCTAGTCTTACACATTCTAGTCTGATCTCTACATCGTTTAGATGACCGTCATTATCCATTATGTAATAGTTCTCTTAACTTAAATACTTCTTGAACGGATCTGTCATGATTAGGATGTTGTTTATCCCAAAATGGAGAACCTTCTTCTTGTAAAGATGCTATCTCTTTTTGAAGATCTTTAGCTGTCATATAAGAAGATGTATCTCCTTTAACAACCTCATCTTCAGATAACTTATCTGCAAGTTGTGAGAATGCTTTAACAACAGCAATGTTATCTCCAAGTCTTGATCCATCTTGTAAGAAAGTATTTTCTAAAAATTCATTACCTAATGTAGATGATGCTAATCTTTTAGCTTGATCTAATCTTTTTGTATATTGAGGACCAAACTCTCTTTTAAGTTCGTTCTCAGTATTTAATCTAGTTTCAGCAGCTTTTTCTTCTGCCTGGATAGAGCTGCCTTCAGTAATATTATTATAATACTTAATTAAGCTTTCAGCTTGTTGAGGTAACAAACCAAGTTTGTGAGCTTCTTGATTAAAAGAAGAAACTAATTCTTGATCAACTTCTCCTTCTTTAAAACTATATTTATAATCTTCAGGTTTTTCTGGAGCGCCAAGTTTATTAAAAACAGCTTTCCAATCATCCTCTGTTGCAAATTTATTAGGTACTGGAATTTTATCTGCACCTACTATCTTTTGTGCTGATAGATACGATTTAACAAAGTCGCCCATATCTTTAAAATTTTCTAAAGATTTTTCTGCTCTGTATTCATCAGGAATCAAATCCTGAAAGTTTGTTTGTGTTGTTGTCTGCTCTCCAGATAATACTGAAGTTTGCGATTGATCCGTTGTAGTATTAGCTATCGGATCAGATTGAACTTGTTGTTCAGTTGTCTGATTGTCCATTAAGTTACTCCTTATGAGGTTTAATCATCGCTTTTA